CGCCAACGTTAGATGCGGTTACGAATGGCATACCTGCAATGATGCCGAGATTAGTGAAGTTTGCTGAAGTTGTTACGATATCCGTTGCAGCAGCAGTTGCAGTAATAGTAATGACTGCCTGTGATTTGGCAATTTTTAGTGGTCTACCCATTTGTTTTCTCCTTTGAAAAGCGAGTTCTAGTCGCTACGCAGTGGGGACTGCATAAGTTCTCCTCATTGAGAACGTTACAATGTATTTAGCTTTATTGCAAAATTATTCGGTTCCTGTAACAGCATGTGGCATACCTAATTCTGTTACTGAGAATACAGCAGCAGTACCATTTGCATTAATATAAGCAAGATAGTTGCCCTGACCAACAATATAACTATTGTCTACTGAGTTGGCAGGAATGATTTCGCAGGCTGTAAGATTTGCAGTAACAGCACTATTGCCAACATTAACTGCAATAGCAGAACCGGTAGTTGCAATTCTCACTTTGTCTGTTGCAAGTGGTCCTATTCTTGCGCTTGAACTGCCTGGTGTTTGAATGAATGATGCCATTTTATTATCCTTATAGTCTTCCAACAGCGACTTCGATTACGCCTTCGTAACCGTCAAAGTCTTGTAATGCTTTACCAATAACTGTACCCATAGACGGGAATTGATTTGGTCTTGCGAATCCGTTACCGCCTGAAATGAGCATATCGCCTTTGTTGATCTTTCCGCGAACTTTACACGGTACACGACCCTGTAGTGCGATTGCAGTCAATAGTCCTGGGCAGGTAGAGTTCATTACATATGCAGGGTTAGTAGAAACTACTCCGGCTACTTTGCTTGTGCCGTCATCTGCTATAGTAACTTCTTTTTCTCCACCAAACATCAACACAGTGCCTGGCTCGTATCTTTCATCAGCTTCATAATATTCTGCAAGGTCAGCGTATGTAGCTTCCATTCTAGAACCGGCAGTTAGCGTCCAGTTACCTGTAATCGAGCCGGGAATAGTGTTTGCCCCGGTTGTCAGTATAGGGGTGAGGACACTAGCTGCACCAACAGTACCTGAGTTAGCATATACATTGCCTGATGTAACATTTCCGGTTACATTCAAGCTTGTAAGAGTACCAACGCTTGTAATATTAGGCTGTGCTGCGGTTGTTACCGTGCCTGCGGTAGTTGCAGCAGTAGCAGTTGTTGCGCTTCCTGCGCTTGTTGCCGTTGTTGCGCTTCCTGCGCTTGTTGCGAAAGTTGCATTAGCTACAGTACCAGTAACATTAGCCCCTGTGATTGATCCTAGTGTAGAGCCATTACCAATAAAGAAGTTAGCAGAAATATTACCGCTTGCGTCTCTAAGTGCAATAGTTGCTGCGGTTGCTGCACTAGCTGAGTTATACCCATCCAACAAATCAGCGTTTAAATTAGCCACTAATGTTGTTGATGAGACAACTAAGGGAGCAGTACCTGTCGCTACAGTTGAAATCAACTGACCAGTTACGTTAGCATTACCGGCAGTTACATTACCTGTAACAGCAAGAGAACTTAATGTGCCTACTGAAGTAATATTGGGCTGTGCTGCTGTTGTTACTGTGCCTGCAGTGGTTGCAGAAGTAACACTAATTGCATAGCTACCAGTAAGTCTTGCTGTAGGGACTGTACCACTTGATAAATTGCTTGCATTAATCTCAGACAATCCACTAGCATTACCAGTAAACACGCCTGTGTTAGCAGTAATATTAACACCGGTTATAGTTCCGTTGACGCCCAATGATGTTAGTGTGCCTAAGCTAGTAACGTTTGGCTGTGCGGCTGTTGTCAGTGTACCTGTAAATAAAGTAGACGTTAATGCCCCTGTAGCAGCATTGAATGAGATATTTGCATTAGCACCTAATGCACGATTTCCGGTTGCGCTGCTGCTTACAAATGTTGGGAAGAAAGTTCCGGTAGTTTGATTAGTGACAACGCTAAAGTCACTGACATTAGCATAATTAACACTTAAGTTAGCAACTCGTGTAGTACTTGTGACTGTTAGTGGTGCAGTGCCTGTTGCGACATTTGATATCAATTGAGGTGCGTTTATCACACCGGTTGCGTTGACATTTCCTGTATTAACATTTCCGGTAGCAGTTAACGTCTTTGGTGAGGCACTAGCATTCCAAATTAAATCTGCATCAGCAGCTAATATGCCACCGCCATAATATTGAATTGCCCCTTCAGTTCCTGCTGCTGCGGATGAACCTCCGCCGCCACTGATTGTAGCAATAGCTCTACCACCTGTAGCATAAACATTAGCACCCGTCAATGTTGCCGTTACTAGAGGCTTAATGTCACCAGCAGTGCCATTTGCTAGTAGTGTTGCTGAAACGGTAATTGAAGTGCCGGTTGGTTTAGTTTTAACATAATATGGTGTGTTGTTCTCTAGTGAACTAATTCCTAAGTCACCCAAAAATTCTACTTCTTGGTTCAGTGAAAACAGTGACGAGTCACCTACTGTAATGACGTTAGTAGATGCAGTAGTGCTTGCGGCAGAAGTAAATGCGTAAGTAGAAAATCCAGTAGAGTTAATTGGTCCAGACAAGTCTGAGTTAGCATAAAGAGAAAACGTATTAGCAGTTAATACATTTGCATAATATGTATTACCGTTAAGTTGCGTCATTCCCTGTGCGCCGGTAATAGTAATTCTTGTTCCGTCAGTAAAGAAGTTATCTTGAGTGGTTGTTACAACCGCTGGATTAGCTTTTGTTACATTTTGAATGAAAGATATGATACTGGATTTAGGAGTCCATGATAGGTTGCCTAATCCATCAGTTTCAAGAACGTAGCCAATTGCGCCGCCTGAAATCTTGACATTAGAAACTTCACCTAAGTTAATCAGTCCGCCTGCGTTTCCACCTCTGTTTACCCAGTTGTTTCCGTCATACGCTAAAACTTGCCCGTCAGCAACAGTGATGTTGCTGATATTCAAGTTACCTACCGAACCGTTAATCTGATCAAAATTTATCTGAGAGTAGGAAGTAAGAACTTCAATGTTTTCGTTGGGAGTGGTTTTACCAATAAAAAGTTGTTTAGTATCAGAAGCCCAGCCGAACTCAGCTTCATCTAATTGAGGCAGGTCTACGATATTACCCGAACGCTGCTGTATTTTTGAGATTTGAATAATGCTCATAAGTGTAATCTTTACCTATCCGATTACACTTATTTATGCTTGGTTAGAGGAACTTGGTGTAGTATTCCTCTACTCGCTTCCACCAACGATCTGACCATTCGTCAAACTCATTGCCTTCTACGATAAACTCTTGATACTGATTATCAGCACTACACATAAGGATTACACCCTTGCGTATCTTTGTGCCATACACTTCGTTGTGTGCGTTTGCATATGCTGTTAATTGTAGGAAATAGTCTTCAATCCATTCACGCTTCTTGGGCTTGTTTGTTTGCTTGAAGTCAAGAATTGCTTCATCACCCAAGTGAACGCCAACTAAGTCTGTGGTCCCAGCATAAATTTTAGGAAAATATAGAGATACTTCTGTACCCCAGAACTCGGGGCAGTTGGATAAGCCTTGAGATATGATTGTATGCGCCATCTGATGTGATTGCTTGCTATACGGATTGCTTCCGGGCTCACCAGTTTCTCCTTTAAGAACATAGTTCTCAAGATACTTATGCATTCTGGTGCCTCTTCCGGCAGCTTCTGCGGTGATTTCTTTAGCTTTTTGTTCACCGACTCTGCGGCGCCATTCAATCAATGCTTTCTTTGCTTCAATTGGTTTAGTTGCGTCAAGAATAGTAGTGACGCTTGGAAGCTTCTCGCCGTCAGGGGCAACATACTTACGACCTTCTGTAGTCGTTTCACGCTTCATTTCTTTGTAGGGGAATTTGTTAATTAATGCCATATATCATAATAGCACAATGTTGTAGGAAAGCAACAGTTATGGTTAAATTTTCATTGCTCTTTTAGCCATTTGAGCAACAGTTTTCTTATCGTCACCCTCAGGAGCATCGTATGTTTTCTTAGATTCTTCTTGCCCAACAAAAACAACTTCGTCGCCCTGAATATTCTTAATAACAGTTTTGAGTGGTGGAACCTTAATCATGTTGTAAAGATCATTAACGTCTAAGATAACATCATATTTTTGGAAGTAATCTAAAAGCTGGTCGACGGTAAAACCGGGCCCGATGTTACCGTCTTCCAAATCTTGTTCAAGCTGACTAGTCAGGGTCACGATCTTCGATACAAGAGCGCGGTCCTGATCAAATTCAAAAAGAAACATTATCTTTTTGCGCGGCCTGCCGCTGCTAGTGGAGCTTCTTCTTCGTCATCCATATCTGGAAGAGGGGGAAGATCAAGTCCGCCTTCAGGTGCGTTCAATGCTGCTTCGGCATCAGCGCCTAAATCAGCACCCATCTCTGCACCCATAGCTGAATCCATCTCAGGTTCGCCTGCTGCGAATGCATCGCCTGCGCCTTGACCGGTTAGTCCGCCTAATGCACCCTTAAGTGCAGTCTGAGCTTCCTGTAGTGAAGCGTTCAATGTAGTCAATGCTTGGTTAGCTGATTGACTAAATGACTCGCTTTCGTTCACACCAATCTCACTCTGAATTGAATCAACAAGGGCAGGAAGTTCTTTAACAAGCATGTCGTTTACATCTTCGTACATTTTCTGTACAGTGTCAATCATGTCTTGTGCGGCGAGGATTACCTGTGACTTTTCAACTTCTTCGTTTTCTAGAACGATACGAGGGCTCTTTGCTACGCTCATGTGCTGATTCAAAGCTTGCTCCATGAATATTAGCTTCAAGTATGCAGGGTTGTGCTGCGCACTGTGAAACTCAGGTGATCTTTTTGATTCACCGATAAGCTTCTTAACCTTGCTGAGCATAGCAGCAGTCTTTGCTTTGTCCAATGATGATACATCAAAGTCCATAGAAAAGTTCTCTTTCAATGCTTTCACTTGGGTGTTTTTATTATCTAAATCAGTAAGTCTCATAGGTTATTCTTCCGTGTTGATATAGTATTTATCATTGGTATTTAAAAATTCTCTGTTTCTTAGGAGTCATTTTTACTTCATGAAGGTTTTTTGAATTCTTTATGTAAGTTTCAATCTCGCTAATGACTGTTTTTCTTCTATGAAAGTCTTCCTGCAACTTTATCTTATACAAGAGCCTATCATAGTCTGTGCTTGCAGATTTTAATTTTTTGCGATGAATCGTAGTGTCAGTTGCTAAACTGAGTAGTTTTAAGTCTAAGAAATGCAGTCTGCGTGATTGATGATATTTACCGCAGTCAGCTAATATACACCAAGCAACCGCATGTTTCAGTGATGACAATTCTACCTTTTCGTCATATTGAATGTCTGATACGAAAAAGCATTCTTTTCCAGGTTCAATCTTGAATCTACCGAATAGCTCGTATCCCGTTGGTCCTGCTACTATCAGCATTTTTTTAGCGTCTCTAAGTTCTTTATCAAAAAACTTAGCTAATTTGGATGCACGAAAATTAATCATAATGCCTCAAAGTATATGTTTTGTAGCTCGGCAGTAATGTCAAGAAACGAAGTGACGCCGCTTATTTGAGTTGGACAGTTTATCATTGGAACTCCTTCACAGTCTTTGTATAATGCACCAAATGGCATTACACCGTTTTCAAAAACACTTGAATGATGTACTTCAAAATCAAACCTCCAACAATATGCAGGAGATGTTTCACTATTTTCAAACAAGAAACCAAACCTATTTAGATCGGATTCTTCCATTTCAAATCTAATCGGAACTTTCACATTATCCGGCTGAGACCTAAGAGATATAACTTGTAGTATCGTATCAAAATTACACTGAGTATTTCTTTTCTGAATCCATTCTTGAACGTCATCCTCAGTAGGCTTTGACCTATTAAGAATGCCTGTTTGAGTGATATCAAATAGTGTATAGCAGCGTATACGATGTGACATGTATGTATTTAGAGTAAAGAAAAACCCGAAGATAAATTAATATCTCCGGGTTTCCTTATATTAGTTTTACTAACTATTAGTTAGTGAAAGTTGCAGTTGCAGTTACAGCAACGTTTGCTGAAGACCATGCATTTGAAAGTGCATCGTCAAGTGTAGTTGTAGTCCAAGCCTGTACAGGATATACAGCGATTGCTAGTGTATCGTCAGTTGCGTTGGTGTACTCATACATGTATACAGTTGCAAGCTGCTGAACAGTCTGGAATACTGCATTGATGTTGTCAGCTACCTGTGAACCGTTACCAGTGATGGTGAAGAACTCAAGCTTTGGACCCTGAGGCTGTACAGTTACAGCAGAATCAATTGCTGAAGTTGAACCTTCGTTGGTGTACGCAGGAGCGTCATAGTTCATGACTTGCTGGAAGTCACCGTTTACTCTTGTGAATTGTGCCATTTTCGTTTTCCTTGTATAAAAGTGAGCCGAAGCTCATACTATTATTTATGCCTGAACGAAAAAAACTTGGTTTTGGATTACTTTTTCTTACCAAAATGTGCAGCACTGAAGCCACCGCGGTTGACTAATTTGACTAGTCCGTTAGGTGTATTGAACACGAATCCTTCTCCGCCAGGTCTATCGTTGATAGACTGTTCTACACCCTGAACCTGTTGCTCTAATTGAGCAGCCAAACTATTCTTGAGATTGGCGATAGCAAAATACAAGTTCATCAATGCGTCAAGCTGTTTCTTGTTCTTGACAAGATAGCCATCACCGTCACCCACTAAGAAACGATATTGCTTTCCGCTGACATTGCTTTGTAACCATTGATCTATTGGAAGATTAGTTTGATTAGTTGCAATATGTCCTAGATACTTCTGTAGTGCGTTTCTTGCAACACCATCCATACCTGATAAGAAGTCATCTAACTGACCATTCTGTGACAGTGCTTGATTTACTTTAGATACTTCATTGTTGGGTGCAGTCAAGCTAAAGTCAATGCCCATGTTAGGAGTAAGAATAGCGACTTCGTTATTTCCCTCTAGACCCTGACCATTCCAGGGTGAAGGTTTGCCTCCGACTTCACTGAAGTATTGATGAACTGCTACGCCACCATTGGTGCCTGCGATAGTCTTACCCAACTCAGAGTTAGCAGGTACTGCGTATGTAACAGTGTTTGGCTTGAATACTAGCTTGCCATTCTGATCGGCTAGTTGGTCTCCCCACATTAAGTCTCCCCAAAAGAAGCCTTTGCTACTTCCAACAGCAGCTTTTAGTCCATCCCAAATATTGTTTAACTTCTGATATAGTTCAGGACGACTCTTGCCTCTACTTGCATCATACTCTTGCCAAAACTTAGGACTTGTGCCTAGATACTCAGAACCTTTGTCAAACATATACTTGTCTGATACAGTGAATTGTCCCTTGTCGTTGTAGCCGAAAATCAATGCAGGGAAGCCGTCCCACTTAATAGTGAGAGTTTCTGGATTATCAATGACATAATACATTGAATCAACTGCATCTTTAGCAGCGCCCGAGCCAGCAAAAACTGAGTCTTCAGGGTGTGGGGTGCGAGGATTTGCAGCTTCAGTCAGATAGATTGATTCTTTTAGAATTTCTACGATTTTCATTTTACGATATCCAATAGTGTTCTAAACCAATCACTTGAACCGACACTCTCGCTAAGCTTGATATCAGTAGGTACGCCTACATCTTTTACTATAGAATTTTCTGCAAAGTCTTTAAGTATAACATTAACTAAATCAGGTGAATAGTTCTTATCCATAGCTTTACGCAATGTTTCATACGAATACAAGTCATCTGCGCTGTCAAGCTTTAATACATCGGCAATCTCATTTGGATCTTTGTATGGACCATCAATGATTTTGTTATTATTCTTCTTGGTATATCCATCACCCTTCTTGTTAGGTTCAGGAGTTCTTAATACTCTGATTAGACCGTCTGTAGGGCTCCACATATATCTCTGAGATTGCGCTGGTCTACCATCTGCAATCTTTTGTTCTGACTCTTGCCGATCAAGATGTGCTGCAATACTTGAGATAAGAATGTTTCTGAATACGCCCTTATACTTGCTATCTTTCTCGTGAGGAGCGTGATAGAATGTCTTCAACCAACCCGGATCTCCGGGCATAAAGTCTACCTGAACATAACCTGTTCTCGGCTTGCCCTCTACTTTTTTGTTAGGGTCATAATCTGCAATCTTAACTTTAGTCATGATAACAGAACTTTTGGCAATGTCAAGTACCTCAGGAATATTTTTTAGTTTTTCTACAAAATCAGGAATATCTTCTGCGTCAATTTGTAGTGCAATATCAATATCACCAGAGAACTCTTTCTTACCTACGCTGCCCAAGACATTATTTTTTAGGTCAATACCTAAAATCTTTTCTAGGCTATCCAATGTGGGTTCAATCTCATCAACATGGATTGCGCCAACACCGGGCATTGCCCCACCTTCAGATAAAATTGTCATTATTTAACATTTTGCCTTTGCACTTGTAGAATTACTTTTTGTTGTTCTTCCTTCGGCAGTGAAGCTAGTGCGGCTACTAATTGTTCACTAGTTAGACCGCCACCTGGCTGAACTCCCGTAGTATTCTGTACTGCATTTTTCGCTCCAGCAGGCATTCCGCCGCCGCCACGCTGTCCTGTAATAGAATAGGCGAATCTAGCTAAACTCTTTATTGCTGCTTTTCCTCCGTCAGACTTATAAGTGTCTTGAATCTTTTTAATTTGAGGAATTACAGCAGCTTTTTTACTTTCCCAATTAGCCCCATCCATGTATTGTCCAAACCATTCAAGCATGTGATCTGTAATACTAACAGTTGCATCATTGCCGCCTTCCATTTCTGAAATCACGCTTTCAAAGATATTATTTAGGTTGTGATAGGTAGACTCAGCTAATTTACCGGTTGCTCCCAAACTACTCAACGGAGTGTTTGGTGTAATCTTCATTCCTTTAGGAGCCCACTTGTATTGTTGGTTTTGTTGATTTGTAGCCGGCGCTGGAGTAGCAGTCGGAGTTTTACCGGCAGGAGGTGTGCCGGGGGCGGTAGGTGAACCGGGTCTTGCAGCAGTAGTGGGGGTAGCAGGTGCACCTGGCTTTGCAGCGGGTGTTGCTGCCGGTGTTCCTGGCTTTGCTGGTGGCCCGGTGAATATTGGGGGTCGGGCCGATGAAGAGGTTCCTGCCGGCGTCGTTGTTGCTGTTCCTGGCTTAGGAGCAGTAGTAGAAGTAGCGGGTGCACCTGGCTTAGGAGCAGTAGTAGAAGTAGCGGGTGCACCTGGCTTAGGAGCAGTAGTAGAAGTAGCGGGTGCGCTTGGGCCACCTGTCGTAATGGATCCGGTTGCGCCTGTTGTACCTGCTTTCGTAGTTACGTTTGTACCTCGTTGAGCTAAAGTTGGTGCGTTTAGTGCATTAGTAGTATTCGTTGGGGCTACGCTTGTACCGGCAGCTCCTGATGCACTTGCGGTTCCTGATGCACTTGCGGTTCCTGATGCACTTGCGGTTCCTGATGCACCTGCGGTTCCTGATGCACCTGCGGCTCCTGATGCGGGGCCAACATTCTGAGGTGTTGCATTACCAAAATTAGCATTAGGATCTGTTGCAGTACCGGATTGTGTATTTGACGGAGTGCCGTACGGTTTATTTTTATCAACATATCCGCTTTTTATTCCGTTGTCTAATGAGGTTATTGCGTCTTGATAAAAATCTCTTAGAAAGATATCTTGTGCTAATTGCTGCTTTCCACCTTTACCAGTAAACATACCCTTCAGTGCTGACATTGGCACCTCACCGAACATAGCGCCTGCTAAACTAGAAACTTCATCAATTTTTTTTGGTTGCTTGAATTCGTTAATTTTCATTTTTCTTCCTCAAAGACTTAGTGAATCTTGCCTGATCTTTACTTTTGATTGCGCTCAAAAGCTTCTTTTCAAGAAGTTCAGCCTTTTCGGAAGGATATTGTTTCTGCATCAATTCAATTAAATTGATAGCACTAGTAATAATATTTGATGCACGAGATTCAATGATATGATTCATATCTCTTGTGTCACCAAATGACTGTAGTTCCTCAAGAAGGCTTTTGGTTTTCTTTTGCATAATAAGTAAAGATCCTATATTATATTTATTCAACCTTTAGTTTTTCTTGAGGGAATTTAATAATGTTTTTAGCTTTGCACCTTGTACATCTGATACTACCTTAGCTTCTGTAGTAGGTAGGTTGTTAACAGTTTCACTTACTGAACTCGTAGTTTTGATTTGATTCATAAGTTGTGTTGGAGTCTGCGTATGAGTCCTTCCTTCTTCTGGGTCTTCATCAGTAATACGCATAGTATCAATATTGTATTCCAAATCAATCTTTTGACCAACACCAGTAGAACTACGAGATTTCATACACTGAATCTGATACTTGCCGCGCTCACGCATAGAACGTGAAGTGAAGATACCAAACACATAGTCCGCAGTATTAATCTTTGAAATACCACCTGCGATATGACTATGATCGAATTCAATTTCTTCAACAGCCGAACGGTTCAACTGTGAAGCAGTAATCATAAGAATGCCTAGCTCCTTAGACAAGTTACGAAGTTCTTCTGATACATACTTGTCCTTGATGAACTGGTCGTTTGGATTAACCTTAATACTGACGGGCATAACAAGGTCAAGATAGTCAATCATAACAAAGTCAATCTTGATACCTGTCTGAATCTGCACTTCCTTGATGTAGCTGCGAATAGCGTTCACATTAGACTGCGCAGGCAATGCCTTAACACGATACTGACCCATCTTCTTGCCGTTCATCTTGACTCGCAACGCAGTATCTTCTAGGTTCTTGCGAATGTCTTTCGTACTCATACTTGTAAGCATGGCGTCAGTACGAAGCGAAGTCAATTCTTCACTAAGTTCAAGCGTGATATAGACACCGCTGAGTCCTTGAGAAAGCCAGTTGAGTGCGATGTTCATCATGACAAGCGACTTACCAGAACCAGAACCACCTGCGAAGATGTTAAGTTCACCGCGACTCATACCACCATACATGACTCTATCAAGCTGCGGCCAACCAGTAGACACCTGACCACCTTGATTGAAATACTTGTTCAATCGTTCTTGTGGGTCGGAGAAGTAGTCAGTACCCATATCACGCTGTAGACTGATTTGAACTGCATCTTTGATTAGCTTTTCAACAGGATCAAACTCACCCTTTTCAAGCAAGTCTGCCGCGCTAAGAATTGCACGTTCAAGTTCTTGTCTCTTAGTGAATGCTTCAAATTCTTCCAAGAACCAATCATAATGCCCCTGATCAAGTTCAGGAATATGTTCAATCGTTTCACTTGTAGTTGCTCTGATTTGCGTAGGATCGGGCATGATGGAGTACTTAGTAGTATGCTCCACAATGAATTCTGCAACTGGACGTAATCTACGATCAAAGTTTTGAGGATTCATGATGTTCATAACACGAGTATACAACTCCGCATTAGTAACCATCATTCGCAAGAAAAGTTCTTGAACGTCAGTGTTATATTCTTTTAGCAATTTTATTCCTCTGCATTTCAATCTTAATTTTGCTGTTTGTTGCGCTTTGCAAGATACTTAGTAGTGTAGGGAGCTTGCCATACTTTAATAAAGCATCATTGGCATCCTTTATTCCCGGACCCCAATTAGGAAGACTAACATGAAATCCTAAGTCCAATGCTCTCTCACAAATAGTAAGCCCTGTCTTATCTTGATCGGGGACGATAATGATTTTCTTACGCAATCTTTTCAGTACAGTAGCTTGTTCTTCGCTGATAGTGTCATGTCCTAACGCACAGCCTTTAAAACTAATTGCGTCAAGCACGCCTTCAAATACCAAACATACTTCATACTCTGGCTTCTGCTGGTCATAACCAAACACATAGCCTGTCTGCTGATTCTTAATATACTTAGGTATTCGATTGTCTAAAAATCTGCTGATGTATCCTACATTCTTACCATCGTAAGTGTAGGGGACAATGATGCGATTTCTATTTCTTGCATAATCAGTAGGAGTAACCATGAATGGGAAGTCATCAACAGCCAATCCTCTTGAAGTCAAATACTCAACATATTTTTCGTGTTCAGGATTAGACGGATCAACAGGTTCTGCGTTATCTGGAAGATGTACTTCGTCAAACTTGATTTTCCATTTAGGCTTTGAGTCTGCTATGATATCAATCAAGCTTCTGTGACGAAGACTTTCAAAGCTCCACTTATTAATCTGTTCTTCGGGAATGCCGCACCAGCCTAACAATTCTCTAGCCTTGACTGCAATAGGTTGTCCTAGTACAAATCTAGTAGAGAAGCCGCAGTTGAAGCAGTGATATGTCCAATCATCATCGCTATCAAATACAATACCGCCGCGCCCTCTATCGTCACGGCGATGGCCCCGATGATGACAACAGACCGCGTCAAAGCTATGCCATCCTTTAGAGGCAGCTCTCTTTTTACCCGGAATAACGGACAGAATATCAAACATTAAGATAATATAGCAGTAAAAGTGTTATCGTGCAAGTATATTGGTTACCGCACCCGAATTACTTGAGAACTCAACTTTAACGAATGGGTGGAAGCCGCGAATTGTGTAGCCTCTTGTCTCGCTTACATCAGCCAATTCATCATCCGTAATGATATCATACCAATCACCATCAACAATAGATGAACCTTGAATAGTTACATTGCCGTAAAATTCTTCGTACTTTGTTTGAATAGTTAAGATAGGATTGTCTTGAGTATTGATTACGCTTGTGTAATACACGAGATTAGTGTTCCCTGAGCTATTGCTAATGTTAGGGAAGGGCTGTCCAGTTGGAATAGTAACTATTTCAGAAGGAACAAAGGAAGGAAGGACAGAGTTGACAATGTTCATATCGCCCCGTGCGCCTGCATTCTGATCTACGAACACTGGAAAATCAAATTGTCCTTCGGGGATTTCTAATGAGTAATATGCTTTCTGAGCGGGGAAGTCTTCAATCTCTGCTGAGTTAAGTCTGAGTGAAGCTATGCCTGTTAGTGCAAAATCTAAATCCAGTGCTTTTCTAATAAGGACCTCAGTGCCATCGTAATTCAAGATTCGGCATGTGATGCTCTTTCCAGTAATATCTACAGGCTTCTGTTCCTGATTCAAGAACTGAAATTGAATTCTATTGTCAACACCCTTGTGTAGAGTTAGTGGTTTGGCATATTGTGGCATATATTTTCTCGGTGAATTTCCTGTCAGGAGTACAACGATTTGTCTTTGAACATATACAAAAACTGAGGTGGTGTACACAAATCTTTCTCCTTGTCAAGTATTTAGTACTAAAATAAATAGTTTGGGTAAAATGGTGTAAATAGATTAGATTATGAATGACGATTTCTTCAAACGGCTCAGCGAAAACCATCCTTTCATCACCATATGTTCCTACAGTAGTCAGGATTATGTGGGGATAATCCAGAATAGGGACGATAATGTCACTACTATGTATGATTACGGGGCAATCATTCAAGCTGAGCTTAGAGCAAAGTTTTTAGAGTTAGGTGATGTATGGTGGTGGGAATCAAATAGATCGATTCCCATCAATATTTTTTTGAAAGAAGAATGGATGATATTCAAGCCGTATATCAAGACATTCAACAACAAAGGTTTAGAAATCATTCATGGACCAATTGTCTGTATGACAGACTTTACTAAGAAACGAGCAAAGCGTAGAAGTATCACGCTTGTTAAGCGGATGCCCTAGACTTCTTCTTTAATTCTTTCTTTCTCTTATCCTTAGCCATTCTGTAAGTTAAATCGCCCACTCGCTGGTCAAATGTTACACCAATCAAATGGTCATATTCATGCAAGAACACTCTGCATTCAAATCCAGTCAATTCACGTTCAACTAATTCACCTGACACTGTATAGTATTGTACTACCGCAGTAGTGGGACGCTTTACTTTCATGAACAAGTCAGGGAAGCTTAAGCAGCCTTCTAAATCATTATCACGCTCATCAGACAATGAGACAATCTTAGGATTGATACAGGCAACTAGCTTAATAAAGTTACCCATAATAAAGATACGTTTCTTAATGCCTAATTGAGGGGCAGCAAGACCTACTCCGCCATTGTCAGTCATAAACTTTGACATAGCTCTAACAAGTTCTTCGGGGCTACCGTCAATTCTAAAGTCCCATTCTTCTGAAACTTCAAGTAGCTGTGGATTGTTTTCTTCTAGTAGTTCTAGATTCATAGCTGTACTCCATACTCTTTAAGAATGGCAATATAATGGTCTTCGCCTTTGTGGACATGATCTACAAAATGGTCGGGTGCTTCATCGTTAGCCATATCGCTGATATACTTATGACAGATAAACTCTACTCCTGCTGACACACATGCCTTAGCAATTGAAAATGCTTCCATATCAACTAGGTCGGCATTGATATTATATGTGTCAGTAACAAAGTTATCACCGGTACTTAGTGACCAGCCATCGTCTCCAATAATGATAGGTTGATGTAGAATTTCTGCTTGCGGACCTACGATTACGCCACCTAAAATAACATCACGTTGGTTGAATGTAGTACACTTATAGATGCCGCCGTGTGTAGCTGTGATGCCACCAGCAGTACCGAAGTTAAAAACACGAGTTGGCTTGTATCGTTCAATCAATGTAGCAGCGACAATAGCAGCATTGACTTTGCCAACGCCAGTAAAGAACACACCATCCTTACCTACAAGATTGGGTGCTTCTTCGGGCATTGCTAATAAAATAATATCATTCATGTAAAAATTCCATACAGTAATACAGCAAGAATAAAGATGTTGCAAGTCAATAGTGCGCGGTCACGCTCTACATAAGAAGCATACGCCCATAGGGAAGTTCCTATGAACCCAACAATCATATCTTCTGTGTGGTAACCAAACGCTCTAAGAATTGTTGCTACAATTACGCCTGCTGTACCTAACCACTTAATCAGATTCATATGATACAAGTGATAAAACTGTTGCACCTGTTTCACGAATCTTGTTGCTCCCGTTGAGATACGTGAGGTCAATAACACTTGCATAAAAAATATCCTCCGGCCATACGCCAATTCTGCTTAATAGTTGAATAGTTGCTAATGCTGTCCCGCCGGTAGCGTTAACGTCATCAATGATGCCAACTCTAGTACCTTCCCCAATGTCAGTATCACCCTTAATCTCTAATGCGCCGCTATCATATTCGTATTCATATGACTGACTGATAATCGGGGGCGGCAACTTGCCAGGCTTGCGAATCATATGAAAGGGCAATTCAAGTTCAGCAGCAACAGGTGCACCCCAAATGAATCCTCTAGCGTCCGGAGAAGCAATACAGTCTACTCCGCTTATCGTCATAAACATCTTAAGACGATCTAATGCCCAGCGAAAATCACCGGGCTGTGTCAATACCTTACTAAGGTCTTTGAAGTTTACGCCCTCTGCAGGCCAATTTGGAATTTCAACAATAGAGTTTTTAATCATTTTTGTTCTTTCAATAAATTCATATGCACAACCACAAGCTGGGCGTAAGCAATAGCGTGACTTTTCTTGAAGCTGTAGCCATCACTGTCCTTATCCCATACAGTCTTTGCAACTTCTTTCCATGTCAGGCCTTGCAAGTGCTTTTTAGCAGGACGCATTACAGCAAGAAACATTGCTAGTCTAGGAATGCTATCAATTGGTTCGGGCATACGCTGCATAATATTGAATGAGTTGTTAAGGTGAATCAGTTGCTCTACCGTAACACGATTCTTGAGCATAGTCCAATCAGGGTCTTGCATCAAAGTAACTAGATGCAATTCGTCCTTGACATTCTCATAGACATGGACATTCAACAAGTCTAGCTTGAAGTATCCGCGTTCTTCTGCTTCGGTATAGTCAATTGATGCCATATCGTATGCAGGATCATATGGTATATCAGTAACATATACACCGCTAGGATGCTTGCGTATAGGGTCAACATTACGCATTGCTGCAGGGGTATGCGTAATCAACTTCAATAGTTGTTCACGATCACCTACGTCAATGTCAATGTCTGAATCAATCCGCATTTTTCTTTTTCTTATTCAATAAACTGATAGGGCGTTCTACTCTAGGCAACCCGCAATCTGCACAGTCACACTTAGCAGCAGGACCATATCCCATGCTCCAGTCGCCATCAAGCACTTCAAAACTTGTCCAACGATGCCAACCTAAACGACACTTTAGCGGCTGAATAGGCTTCAACCCTTGTAGTGTGCGCCA